ATCCTCCTTATGACATTAAGGATAATCTCTATGGGAACAAAGGATCAATGCACAAAGGATTTGATCACGATAAGTTTGCTGCCGATTGCGATGCTAATGATATGGATATGTTGGTAAGTTATAATTCAGACCAACTTGTAAAAGATAGGTTTAAGAACTGGAATGCCGCTGAGTTTGATTTAACTTATACGATGCGTTCGGTGGGTGAATATATGAGAGACCAAAAACAACGTAAAGAACTCTTACTTTTTAATTATGGAATTGAAGGACTGGTTAAACTCGATCAATCAGACGAAGAACAATCTAATTGATGAAGATCCTTCACTTGAGAAGGATTATGCGCCATACATCATCAATCGTTGTCTTTCTGGGCATATTGATTGTATTATGTTTGCTAACGAAATGAATCTATATAATTTCCTCCCAAAGAAGATGCAATATGACTTCTTTATAAATAGTCTGAGGAAAAAGAAGAGATATTCTCCCTGGCTCCGACAAGATAAAATCAAAGATCTTGATTATGTCAAACGTTATTATGATTATAGTAATGAAAAGGCAAAACAGGCTTTGAGGATTCTTACAAAAGAACAACTAACATTTATTAAATCGAAATTTGAAACTGGAGGAACAAAATGAGTGTCGTTCAAGAACCTGAAGTAAAGTGGACGCCCGACCATATGGTGGAAGTGATTCTCAACGAACCCGATGATTTTCTTAAGGTTCGTGAGACTTTGACCCGTATCGGAGTTGCATCGCGTAAGGAAAAGAAGATTTATCAATCTTGCCATATTTTACATAAGCAAGGTAGATATTATCTGGTACATTTTAAAGAACTATTTGCTTTGGATGGCAAACACGCCAATCTAACTGTAAATGATGTTCAGCGTCGTAATCGTATTGTTCAACTAATTGCTGATTGGGGATTGGTTGAAGTAGTAGATGCGAGTAAGATTCAAGATATTGCTCCTCTGAATCAAATTAAAGTTTTGCCATATAAGGAAAAGGCTGATTGGATTCTGGAGACCAAGTATAATATTGGTGCCAAAAAGAAGAGGACTGAAGAGGAAGAGTGATGTCTTCTGGAAATTTTGAGTTTTGTTTCGGTCATTAAAATGTACGAAGATCCTAATACGGGATTAATTTACTCTCCATGGAATTTGGATGAATATTTTAATCAAACATATCAAAAAATTCAACATAATACTTTAGTTGATAAGTATAGGTGCTATGAACTATGGAAATTAGTAGAACAATCTGCAAAACTAAGTGAAGGTTCTATTATTGAAATAGGAGTTTGGCGAGGAGGGACTGGTGCTCTTATCGCAGAGCAAGCAAACAGATGTAATATTAAAGAAGATGTGTTTCTTTGTGATACTTTTTTTGGTTGCGTTAAAGCAGGACCCAATGATTCGGCATATTTAGGTGGAGAACATTCTGACACTTCTGAACAAATTGTTAAAGATCTTCTTAATCAATTAAATATTAATAATGCATCTATTTTGACGGGAATATTTCCAGAAGATAGTGGAAATATAGTGAAAGACAAAAAGTTCAGATTTTGTCATATAGATGTTGATATCTATGAATCTGCAAAAAATATTGTTGATTGGATTTGGGATAAAATGGTTCCTGGTGGTATTTTTGTTTATGATGATTATGGATTTATGGGATGTGATGGGATAACAAAGTATGTAAATGAGCAGATTGATCTTAAAGATAGAATGGTCATTTATAATCTAAATGGACATGCAATTGTAATTAAGATTTAATTTAAAAATTTTTTAATAGTATAAACCGAATAAAAAAAGTAGGGAGTTCAACACTCCCTTTTTTATGCTTTCTGTTATAATTATATAAGGATGCCGAAAGGGTCCACAAAACACAAACTCGCTTTTAAAGGAGCTACCATAATGACAAATCTTACAAGATATACTACTGCGGATTTTCCTACTCTATTGGATAAAATTACAAGAAACAGTATTGGAATGGATGAATATTTTGATCGTCTATTCAATCTTCACGAAACTACAACAAACTATCCGCCATATAATCTGATTCAAATAAATAATGTCGAATCTCACCTTGAGATTGCACTCGCAGGATTTAAGAAGGGAGAGGTAAATGTCTTCACAGAGTATGGAAAACTTTTTGTCGAGGGGCAAAAATCAGATACAGAATCGGATAGGACGTTTATCCACAAGGGTCTGGCTCAACGAAGTTTCAAAAGGGCATGGACTTTATCAGACGACACAGAAGTCCGAGAAGTCCTCTTTGAAGATGGACTACTTACCATTCGACTAGGTAAAATCGTTCCGGAACATCATTCTCGCAAAGACTATCTATAAATATAATTGAATATCGTCGCCGCAGGGAGGCAACTGGCAAAATCCAGTTGACGCCTCCCTATTTTTTTGCTATAATGAGTTGAGAGAAGAACTAAAAATGTCTGTAAAAATTGCTCTATTAAAATCTGGAGAATCTGTAATTGCTGATATTAAGGAATTAGTTTCCGAAGATAAAGTATGCGGATACTTATTCACAAATCCGCATAAAATGCAGGTTAGCAATTCAATCTTTTTGGCAGAGGAATCGGTAGAACAAGGAAATGGTACAGTAAGTGTAACATTTTCCTCTTGGATTCTTTTTACAAGTGATAATGAGATTCCAGTTCGTCCTGATTGGGTTGTAACTATTGTTGAACCAGTCAAAGATATTAAACAAATGTATGAGGAAAAGGTAAATGGAACGGAACGTGAAGTGTCTTCTATTGAAGGTTGACACTATATTAGTTACTGAAATTATTGAAGTTGGTTCTGAACTTGGTGAACCTGATTGTAAACTAATTAATCCATATGAATTTTTTAGTGAAGATGATATGAAACCTTGGCCAGAGGTTACTAATCAAACTGAGTTAATGATTCATTCTGATAGTATTCTTACAATAGTAGACCCAACTCCCGAAATTATTAAAAAGTATCTTGAATTAACTGCATAATGCAATTCTACACAAACGTGCAAATGGTTGGGGACCACTTCTTGGTTCGTGGTTATGAAAATGGTAAACATTTTATGACCCGTGAGAAGTTTTCTCCAACTCTTTTTGTCTCTTCTAAAAAAGCAACCAAATATAAAACACTTCAGGGAGAATATGTAGAACCTATTCAACCCGGTTCTGTAAGAGATTGTAGAGAGTTTATTAAAAAATATACTGATGTACAAAACTTCAAAATCTATGGTAATGACAAATACATCTATCAGTATATTTCAGACAAATATCCTGAAAATGAAATTAAGTTTGATATTAGCAAAATCAAACTAACGACGATTGATATTGAGGTTGCATCAGAAAATGGATTTCCTGATGTAGAAAATGCTGCCGAAGAGATATTACTTATTACTCTTCAAGATTATAATACAAAGCAAATTCGTACTTGGGGACAAGGTAAGTTCAATAATAACCAATCAAATGTTTCTTATCGAGCATTTTCTGATGAATATAGTCTGTTAAATGACTTTATTCACTGGTGGATGATGGAGGATAATACTCCAGAGGTTGTGACTGGTTGGAATAGCGAACTGTACGATATTCCTTATCTTGTCCGTCGTCTTGATAGGATTTTAGGCGAGAAGTTAATGAAGCGTATGTCTCCTTGGGGTCTTGTCACCGAGGATGAAGTTTACATTTCTGGAAGAAAGCATATCTCTTATGATATTGGCGGCATAAGTCAACTTGACTATATTAAACTTTACAAGAAGTTTACCTATAAGGCACAGGAATCTTATCGTCTGGACCATATTGCTAGTGTTGAACTTGGACAGAAGAAACTGGACCACTCAGAGTTTGATACATTCAAGGACTTCTATACCAAAGGTTGGCAGAAGTTCGTAGAGTACAACATTATTGACGTAGAACTTGTTGACCGTTTGGAAGACAAGATGAAACTGATTGAACTTGCTCTTACGATGGCATATGACGGTAAAGTCAACTATGAAGATGTGTTTTCACAGGTAAGAATGTGGGATACAATTATCTACAATTACCTGAAGAAAAGAAATATTGTCATTCCTCCTAAAGAGAAGACTGATAAAGACTCCAAGTATGCCGGTGCATATGTAAAGGAACCAATTCCCGGAAAGTATGATTGGGTGGTTAATTTTGACTTGAACAGTCTTTATCCGCATTTGATTATGCAATTTAATGTAAGTCCCGAAACACTTGTCGAAGAAAGGCATCCTAGTGTAACTGTGGATAAAATTCTGAATCAAGAACTTACCTTTGAAATGTATAAGGACTATGCCGTATGTCCTAATGGTGCTATGTATCGTAAGGATATTCGTGGTTTTCTTCCAGAACTAATGGAGAAAATGTATAATGACCGAGTTATTTTCAAACAGAAAATGATTGAGGCAAAGAAAGCATATGAGAAGAAAAAGACAAAGGAATTAGAAAAGGAAATTGCCAGATGTAATAATATCCAAATGGCAAAAAAGATTTCTCTTAACTCTGCCTATGGTGCTATTGGCAATCAGTACTTTCGTTACTTTAAACTAGCAAATGCCGAGGCAATTACTCTGTCGGGTCAGGTTGCGATTCGTTG